TAAGGATAGGAGGCTCCTTTACATACCTGCGAAATGTGGAAATTGTATTGAATGTCGAAAAGAAAAACAAAGAGAATGGAGAGTAAGATTAGAGGAAGAACTACGTTTGAGATATGGGTATTTTACTACATTAACTATAAGTCCAGACGGTATAAAGGAAATCGAAGAAAAAACCGGCTTAAAATGGAAAGAAAATCCAAACGAAATCGCAACAAAAGGTTTAAGACTGTTTTTGGAAAGGGTAAGAAAAGAAACGGGAAAGAGCATAAAGCATTGGTGCGTTACAGAACTGGGCGAGAAAAGAGACAGAATACATTTGCACGGTATCTTCTTCGGCCAAAAATCGGCAGCACTTATAAGAAAACACTGGAAATACGGTTTTGTATTTATCGGAGATTATTGTAATAGCAGAAGTGTCAACTACATGACAAAATATATGTTAAAAGTCGATATTAAGCACCCAGAATTTAAACAAATTGTATTAGCCAGTCCCGGAATAGGATCCGGGTATATGGATAGACTTGACTATCTATGGCAAAAACAAAACTACAAAAATATAAACGTAGCTACCTATACCTTTCGGAACGGAACAAAAATGGCTATGCCGAAATATTATAAAAATAAAATATTTTCCGAGAAAGAAAGGGAAGTCATGTGGACTAATAACCTTAATAGAGGATTATTATGGATCTATGGAGAAAAAGTAAAAGCTGACGACTGGAAAACTATAAATAACCTTAGAGAATATTGGCAAAGATATGGACGCGAAGTAATGGGAGACGATCCTATCGCTTGGAACGCTATGAAAGAGCGTAGAAAAGAAGAAAAACAACGACGGGCTATCGCAGAGGCTCGAAAACATCCTGAAAAATTCAGGACGGAAAATCTAACAGAGTTGCCGTTACAGGCCGATTTTCCTATGCAAGAAATAAAAACAGAATGGGATAGAGCTATAGAAAAACATATCGAAGAAAGTTTATATTTATTTGAATGTATTGATGAACAAGACGCCTTGGACTATTACGACGACTTGAGTTATATTGAGTAAACTTGAAATAATATCAGACAGGAATCAGACGATATTTTTTTTAAATGTTTAAGGCGGAAAACTTCGTTTTCCTTAGTCGCTTCGCTCCGGAAGAAGTACGCTCGACGGCAGAACTCGTCTCGCTGTATTCCTTGCAGGAATCGGGCAATAGTTAAAGATGTTAATGGCATAGGTTAAAAATGGGATTTTTGTTTATAAAGAGTGGGACCTCGTGTTATCTTTGTCGTGTAACAAAAAACAAACAATTATGAAAAAGAGATTTATTTTACTAGCAAAAATCCATTCAAGTGGAAATTTTTTTATGAAAGTGTCTTACAATGAGAGAGATATGATGAGTCGATCAGAAATGATCTACCGTAAGGATATGGGAGACATTATAGGTCATTTCGTAGAAAATGAGACTGGACACAGATATCTCTTAAATATTAAAGATTGTGAAAATCCAGAACTAAGACCAGACATCAAATTCTGCACAATAAAAACCGCTAAATTTGCAAAGAAGGCATTAATAGAATACGACGGAACTTTAAAAATAGATATAATTAAACTTTACTAATCATGAAAGAAGAAATCAAACAGTATTTTAAAGAGAACTGGAAAACAGTAGCAATTGCTATAGGTTCAGCTATATTATTAGCAATATCCTATATATTCGAAGGATGCGGAAGTACTTGGAAGATCTCAGGGAATACCGTGAATGTAAACAACAAATGTAAAAATGATTCAATTGAAAATTACAATGATACCATCAATGACGAAATACGGCAAATTCCGTAAAAAGGAATGGATTGGGAGTGCTAAAATACCATTCGAATCATTCAGCGAAGGAAGTTACGCTCTTATGTGGGAAGGTTTCGAATGGGACACTGGATGCGTGGTGAAGGGGTTCAGGATCGTCATGAACTGCTGCCTCTTCAAGGAAGCGGAACGACTCGAAGACGAATTACGAAAAAGTAGAATTATATTGACAAAAATTGAAGCAACTAAAAATATTTAATTATGAACAGAGAAGAAGATTTGAGATGGTGTAACAGCCAAAATGTAGTAAATGTGTCGTGCATTAAAGAAGGAGAAGACGATAAATTTATTTTTACAGTAGGTCAATACGGAGTAGCTCCTTTAAAATTTGATAGTCGAGAAGAAGCAGAAAAATACCTTGAAGAAAATTTTAAACTCACCAACTTAGAATTATCCATAATAGGGGCTATGTGCCAGAGACTTAATGAACTTAAAGAAAAACACGGAGAACAATAAAAATTTAAAATTATGAAAGTAAGTATCGGAAAAAATACCCTCGGTGGGGGAAAAAAAATGATGACGCGGTTAAATAATTATAACCGTAGTACACATGATCTTAGTAATGTAATACGAACTACTATGGCGCCAGGAGTGTTAGTGCCAACTTGGAAACAATTAGTATTACCAGGTGATACCTTTCCTATTCAAACAAGGTGTCATACCTTAACACATCCTACGATAGGACCATTATTTGGAAGTTTTAAACAGCAAAACGATTTCTTCTTCTGTCCGATAAGACTCTATAATGCTATGTTGCATAACAATGCATTAAATATAGGGTTGGACATGAAGAAGGTGAAATTCCCTTATGTAAGATTAACAACTTCAAAATATGAAGACGCCTTCATAGAAGGAAGTGGCAACACATTAAAAAAACAAATACACCCATCAAGTTTACCGGCATATCTCGGATATAAGGCACTGTCCGATATAAAATCCAACAGCGATCGAGGACAAATACAGGTATTACCCATACTCATGTATTACGATATTTTCAAAAACTACTACGCAAACAAACAAGAAGATTCATTTTATCAAATTGTCGCTGGTGGAGATTACCAATATTCAAGAATTAGCGCGCCCAAAAGAAAAACATTTTATCTTAATGTGCAATCCAAAGTTTCATCAAAATGGGTTGAAATTTCCAAAATAGGAGAAAATCCTCCTTCCTACTCTTATAACGTACCCGCTGGGGCAGAATATTTTGTAGGATTTGTTCTCACCTCTGACAATGAAATAGATGAAGATCATACCTATATACATATGGGAGATGTAACTTTTGACGGTAAAAGATATGGAGTAATAGAAGGGTATTTATCAGATCTATTAAATAATGGAACAATAGCAAGAAGTACACCTGCGGCGCAGAACACGAAGGGTTATGTGATAAACGTGTCAAAAGCAGCACAAGGCACATATACTTTCTTCAGCTCAAAGAAGGTCCAAGCAAAAGATGATAATAGCTCTTATGCAAAAATACCATTAACCGATATAGATGATATGAGAGAAGCTATATTATCAGCAGGAAAAACTGCATATGAAGCTAATAGCTCTTTTATAAACAACATATTTAAATCATTGATAAATCCCGAACCAGCAAATCCTAACAAAAACGAATACCCTGCTTGTGCAAATCCAATGGTGGGTTTAGTGTTAAAAACATATCAAAGCGATATCAATACAAACTGGGTAAACACTGAATGGATAGATGGAGAAACAGGAATCAACGCAATTACAGCAATCGACACGAGTGGAGGTAGTTTCACTTTGGACACTCTCAACCTCGCAAAAAAAGTATATACCATGCTTAATAGGATTGCCGTGAGCGACGGAAGTTATAACGCATGGATCCAAACTGTATACACAAGTGGTGGTTTAAATCATATCGAAACTCCTATATATCTCGGAGGAAGCTCTCTTGAAATCGAATTCCAAGAAGTCATTAACAACAGCGGATCCGAAGACCAACCGTTAGGAACACTAGCGGGTAGAGGTGTTGCATCAAACCACAAGGGAGGAAATATTATATTTAAGGCCGATGAACCGGGCTATCTATTCTGTATCACTTCTATCACACCAAGAGTCGACTATTTCCAAGGTAATGATTGGGATTTATATTTAGAAACAATGGACGACCTTCACAAACCTCAACTTGACGGTATTGGATTCCAGGATCGACTATATAGACATCTAAATGCAAGCGCAACACCTACCGATTTGGAAAAGACTATCGGAAAACAACCTGCATGGATAGAATACATGACAAATGTTAATAGAACTTATGGGAACTTTGCACTTATAGAGAATGAAGGATGGATGTGTTTAAATCGTATATTCGGAAATATAGACACATATACTACTTATGTATTTCCTCATCTATATAATAACATCTTTGCAGACACAGAAATTACAGCACAAAATTTCTGGGTACAAATTGCCTTTAATACGAATCCTCGTAGGGTGATGTCGGCAAAAGTAATTCCTAACATTTAATATTTACAATTATGATTAAACCAAAGTTTTTTCCAAAACCTCCAAAAACAAATTATGAATTTCAAGATGGAGAAAGTATTGAAAACAAAGTACGACGAATCACTGAGAACAATGAACCTATCACCGACGGAGCTCCAATTATCTATACCAATAGAGAAGATGGAGTCCTTCCGGCTTACAATATTAGAACAGATCGTTGGGAAGTAGCTCAGCAAGCAATGGACGCTGTCAACCAAGCTAATTTAGCGAAATCCAAAAATTACGGAAAAATAGAACAACAAGAACAGAATGCCCTCGATTCGAAGGAAGTAGGAGACACTTCTTCGCAGCAGGAATCGGCGGGATAAACCGCACATCTAAGAGGCTGGGAGTTAGAGATTTAATCTCTACTCCCTCCATTTTTCACAAAATGGTACGCATGTAGCATATATTATCTAGTAATATGTATAACCCTTGTAAAATTACAAGGGCGAAGAATTAAACAAATAGAATAATATGGGATTTAAGGAATCATTTATAAGTGGATTAGGATCCTCAGCAGCAAGCACAGGAGTAGGAGCCATCGGAAATTTGATGAGCCAAGCTCTTGGTTTAAGCTGGTCTCCTCAAAAAGCCATGAAAGAACAATGGAAATATAACAAAAATATCATGGCTCTGCAAAACAAATATCAGCAAGAAGCAGCAGCTCAATCTCAACAATATGCGAAGGATTATTGGGATTATACTAATACGGAAAATCAAATCAAACATCTGAAAAATGCCGGTCTAAATATCGGATTAATGTATGGACAGAGTGGAGCCGGAGGTATGGGTGCAAGTGGCGGAGCTCACCAATCCGCACCAGAACAGCCACAAGGTAATCCAGTAGGTATGGCATTACAAGTGCAACAACTTGAACAGCAAGAGAGGATGAACAATGCCCAAATAGCACTAGCGGAAGCACAAGCTGAGAAGGCGAAGGCGGAAGCCTCAAAAATCGGAGGTGTTGATATTCAAGAGAGTCTTGCACGAATTGAAAATTTATTAGCCGGAGCTGAAAAATCAAGAAAAGAAGGAAATGTATTTGAAGCAACAGTAGGACTCGTTGAAGCTCAAAAAAATTTGACCCAAAAATTAGAGGATAAAACATATTGGGAAACGGAACTGGCAAAGGCAAGGACAGGAACCGAGCAAGAACAGAAGGAAAATCTAAAAGTATTGCGGCAAAATATGATCAACGAAGGTTTTAAAATCCTCGAAGAATGGAATAATCTTAAAAAGGATGGACGAGCTAAAGATATTATGAATTACATCAATGGCGCAAGCATGAATGAGCAAATTAGAGCATTTGCTTTAAACAACGCAAGAACAGTGGCAGAAACTGCATTAGATAACGCAAAGAACAAACTAACAGCTCAACAAATTAACACGTTAGCTCGTGAAGAACAATTACTCATAGAACGTGCTGTCTCAGAAAAATGGGATAGAGAAACGCGCCGGCGCCAAGTTGAAGCTTTTGAAAAACGAGTACACGACCAAAATGTAAACGAAAAATGGGGTCTCGTAAATGAAGATATTAAAATAATTTCAGATAGCGCATTAAAAGCAATGGATACCTTAATACCTTGGTAATATGTGTCTATATCCTCAATATTTCAAAAATCCAAAGTATTTACCTAATAAGAAAAATAAAGGAAAACCTCCTATCTGTAAGGATAGGAGGCTCCTTTACATACCTGCGAAATGTGGAAATTGTATTGAATGTCGAAAAGAAAAACAAAGAGAATGGAGAGTAAGATT